GATTTATTGAAGTTGTTTGGTAGTAATCCCTCCGGGCATCCGTTAACGGTTGTTATCAATGGTATTGCTAATTCATTATATATGAGGTATGCTTTTTATATTTTGAATCCTGAGCATGATGTTACTAAATTTAAGTCGCTTGTGCATTTGATGACTTATGGTGATGATAATGCCATGGGTGTGTCTGAATCCATTCCCTGGTTTAATCATGTTAATGTGCAGTGTGTGCTGGGTGAAGCTGGTATAACTTATACAATGGCTGATAAAAATGCAGTTTCTGTGCCTTATCTGCATATAGATCAAGTTTCTTTTTTGAAAAGATCATGGCGCTATGATAGTGATGTGGGTGCATATTTGTGTCCATTGAATATGGACTCTGTGGAGAAAATGCTGCTGGTGTGTGTTAAATCTAAGTCTGTTTGTGAAGAAGACCACGCTATTGCTGTTATTGAAAGTGCTGTTCGGGAGTATTGGTTTTATGGTAAGGAACTATTTGAAGCTCGGAGGAATTTGTTAATGGAAGTCGTGTGCAAAATAGATTTACAAAATTATGTGCGAGAGAGCACTTTCCCTGAGTGGGAGGAACTTAGTGATACTTTTTGGTTGAATTCTCGTGGTATGCGCATAATTGATAATAAAATTGTGCGTGATATGGAGGTGCAAAGTGGTGTCACCTCTGGGGCGAAACATATATCGTCCATTAAACCAATATGTATGGGTTGTTGGCAGTTACTGCTGTGTGGAGAAGAAGATACACTTTTCACATTGAGAATGGGTCAACAATTTTACTTGCTAGAGTGTTCCTCAAAATCACTATATAGTGATGAGTGTAGCTGGTGCTCAATAAATGTAACACATGGCAGTGAGCTTAGCCGAGTTCCTGACCATTTTATATCGGCAAACAATAATCAAGAAAATATTAATGAGCAGCAGGATTGTATGCATCCTACCGTGCAAAACGGAAATAGCACCCCCTATGTATTCGTGTATAACACGGAATTGAATATATGTATGTATATAATGCATTTTAATGTCCAAAGTGCTGAAATCAACGATATTGTTGGTAATGACATGGTTGGACGAGAAGCTGCGGTTACACAGCAGGAAGTTGTGAC